GAAAAAGGTACTGTGACGGGGGTACCCGGTTTTGGTGCGGGCTCGTCGACCCCGATATTCGCATAGTTAGTATGTGTTTTTTCGGTTCGCTTCGTTACACTTTCTGTAACACTTCACTACATTTTTCTGTAATGACCTCCGGCAAATGACCGGCAAATTGCCGGCAAGTTAACGCACTTTTATCTACAAGCGGTGCGTTATCTCCTACACTAATCCTCTTTTTTGCATAGCTTATGCAAGAAAGTGTGATAAGCGATCTCGGTTGGGCATGGCCGGGATCGTTGCCGATGTATCTCCTTTATATGACCACAAGCAGGTAAGGGTCACGCAAGCGGTTGCTGGTACCAACCGAATGTGCTCCGGTGCAATTCCGTGTGAGCCTGCACTAAAAAGGAAAGGAGCTTGCTATATGGCTGGAACAGAGGAAAAGATTACCGACGAAAGCGAAGTCAATGTTACCGAGTTGGCGGCGGTGTTGGGCATAACTGCCCGGCGTGTACAACAGCTTGGGCAGGACGGCACATTTATCACTGTTCGGCGTGGCCGGTATCTGCTGTGCGATAGTGTCCAGCGATATATCAATTTCCTTTCCAAGCCCTCAGTCGATGAAGAGGACAAAAAAACCGAAAAAGCCAAGCGCATGGCTGAGGCGCAGATCAAAGCGGCAAAGGCTACGGTTGCAAAACTCGAAGCCGAGGAATTGAAGGGCAATATGCACCGATCGGAAGATGTGGCGGCTATGACGGAAGATCTTGTCTATGCCATCCGAGGTGCGCTGAATGCCTTGCCCGGCAGACTTGCGGTAGATTGCGCAGCGGCAAAGACTGCCGCCGAAACAGCTGAGATCATCCGTAAAGAGGTCTTTAAGGTGATGGGTGAACTGGCTGATTACAAATACGATCCCAAGAAGTACGAGGAGCGTGTGCGTGACCGAAGGAGCTGGAGCACATCGGAGCGTGATGAAGATGGCAGCTAAGCACGAACGGTCAGCGGCGCAGAAAGAACTCGATGCGCTGCGGCTGAACAAAGCGATTGCGAAAGCCGTTGCCGGTATGCAGCCCCCGGAAGATCTAACGGTTACCGGATGGGCAGAAGCGCACCGGCGCCTGTCCTCGGAAAGCGCTGCAGAACCCGGCCCGTGGCGCACGGAAAGAACCCCATACCTCCGGGGCATAATGGACTGCTTTACCGATCCGAAGGTCAACCACATTGTAGTGTGGGCGGCTTCGCAGGTCGGTAAATCCGAATTTATCAATAACTGCATTGGCTACATCATAGACCAGGATCCCGGTTCGATCCTGTTTATTCAGCCTACGACCATAGACGCAAAGGATTATTCCAAACTGCGTATTGCGCCGATGATCCGGGATTGCCCCACATTGCGGAAGAAAGTGGCGGCGTCGAAATCCAGAGATTCCGGCAATACCATTTTGCAAAAGTCCTATCCTGGCGGCATTCTTACTCTGTGCGGATCTACGGAAGCGCACGCCCTGTGTTCCAAGCCAATCCGCTACATCTTTGGTGACGAGCGAGATCGCTGGGCGGTGTCGGCCGGTAATGAAGGTGATCCCTGGGATTTGGCTATGGCTCGACAAACCACCTTCTACAATGCCAAAGCGGTGGAGGTATCAACCCCCACGATTAAGGGAGCCAGCAACATCGAGTCAGCCTATGCGACCGGCACGATGGAGCGCTGGAAATCGAGATGTCCCCATTGCGGCGAGTACCACGAAATCCAGTGGTCGGACATCCGATACACATACGACGAGAAGATCGTTGGCGATAGTAAAACATACCTCGTCAGCGAGATTTTCTATATATGCCCGGGGTGCGGTTGTATCTCGGACGAAATAACAATGAAGCGGCAGCCTGCAAAATGGGTGGCGGACAACCCCGACGCCTATTTGAATGGCTGTCGTTCGTTTAAGCTGAACGCCTTTGTTAGCCAATGGGCAACATGGGAATCTATTGTCCAGAAGTACTTAAAGGCGCAAGGTAACACCAAGAAACTGCAGGTTGTCTATAACACCTGCTTTGGTGAACTGTTTGAGGATCGTGGAGATCTCGAGGATGAGGATAGCTTGATGGCACGCCGGGAGGAATACCCGGCAGAGCTGCCGGATGGCGTCTTGGTGCTGACCTGCGGTGTCGATACGCAGGACGATCGCTTGGAGTTCGAGGTTGTAGGACACGGACACTTTGGCGAAACCTGGGGTATCAAGAAAGGCATCATTATGGGCCGTCCGGATGATGAAGCTGTATGGGCAGCGCTGGATGATGTACTGGACCATACATACCGCTTCGAGGACGGCTTAGGATTGCGTATCAGTATGACCTTCGTGGACGAAGGCGGACACTTTACACAAGAGGTTCGTATGCAATGCAGGAACAGAATATCCAAGAAGATGTTCTGCATCAAAGGTATGCCCGGGCAGGATCGACCATACACGGCTCCTCCCAAGGAAATGAAGATCACCGTAAGGAACATCTTTGTTGGCACCTGCTGGCAGTACCAGCTTGGCGTTGATTCCGGCAAGCAGATCATTATGGACAATATCCGGGTAAAGACACCCGGCTCCAAGTATTGCCACTTCCCACGCCGGGACGATTACGGCCCCGGGTATTTCGCAGGTCTGCTCTCGGAACATTTGGTATACGAGCCAAAGAACAAGCACCCCTGGCAGTGGAAAAAGATCCCCGGCCATGAGCGAAACGAGGTGCTCGACTGCAGGAACTATGCCTTGGCGGCGTTTAAGGCGCTCCCTGCGAACCTTGACTTGATAGATATGCGTCTAAAAGAGGCAAGGGGTAAAAAGGCTGCCGGTGCGGTTGCAACGGCTCCTAAACCACAGATAAGACGGAGTGAGCCGGTGGTTCGGCAAGGCTCGTCTTTGCGAAAACATTATGACGATTGGTGAGGTGTGTTATGAAAGCTGAAACAATCCAAAAGCGGCTGACATTTTGGGAAAACACTCTCGAAAAACTGATGGCCGCATACGAGGCGTTGATCGCCGGTGGCGTTAAGTCCTATATGATCGACGATCGGCAGTTGACACGGTTCGATCTTCCTGTGCTGAAAAAAGAGATCGAGGACGCAGAGAAGAAGATTGAAGCTCTGACCGCAGAGATGAACGGCCAGCGCCCCCGCAAGGCGTTTGGTGTGATCCCTGTGGATTGGTAAACGCAACCTTTATGCGTTGCGTTTGCGAAAAGCAACCTAAGAAGGTTGCGTATTTGGGTATTCGCCCGGAAGGGCTTTACCAGAGTGGCATAGCTGCCTTCTGCTCCTTTCGCAGCTGTGCCACTCTCAATACATACTGTTGGAGGCGATAATCGTGAGCAATGTAAAAGATCAGCGGGTAACAGCGCCGCAGGTCAGCGGTTACAGCGAAGCTGGTGCAAGCCACACCCGCAGAGCTTTGAAAGGGTTTATCCCACAAAGCGGTTCGCCCGTTGACGATATTGACAGAAATAACGGCACCCTCCGCCAGAGAGCACGAATGCTGTATATGGCGGCGCCGGTTGCTACATCAGCTGTCAACACCAACTGCACCAAGGTTGTTGGTACCGGCTTGACTTTGAAAAGCACCCCTGACCGTGCGGTTTTGGGTATCTCCCCGGAGGAAGCTAAGGAATGGGGGCGCAAGGTCGAGGCAGAGTTCAAGATATGGGCAGGCAAAAAGCAGAATTGTGATGCCCTGGGCGTAAATGACTTCTTTGGCCTGCAAGATCTTGCGCTTAAAACTTGGCTTCTCAGCGGTGATGTGTTTGGCTTGTTTAAGCGATACACACCGACTGTCAGCAACCCGTACTCCCTGCGCATTCATTTGATCGAAGCTGACCGCATTTCCACGCCGGGCGTGTACGGTGGTTACATTGGGGTTACTGAGAGCAGAGTACCCGATGGACAACCGGGAGCCGGCAATATGATCCACGATGGCGTTGAGGTCAATTCCTCCGGTCAGATCGTGGCCTACCACATCTGCAACCTGTATCCCAACCAAATCAGTACGCAAAAGCGGGAGTGGAAGCGTGTCGAGGCGTACGGAGCAAAGACTGGTTTGCCTAATGTACTCCATGTAATGGGAACAGAACGGTGCGATCAGTACAGAGGCGTACCGTATCTGGCACCGGTGATCGAACCGTTGCTGCAGCTGCGCAGATACACAGAAAGCGAACTGATGGCCGCTTTGGTGCAGAGTTTCTTCACTGCCTGGATTGAAACGGAAACCGCACAATCCGGGATCCCGATTAACGAGGTAGGCGCTGGCGATATTGCCGGTGTTCCGGGATCTAACCCGGGCGAGCCGCAGGTGTCGCATAGCGAGAATGAGTACGAAATGGCACCGGGCACGGTTATCCATTTGAAGCCCGGCGAAAAAATCCACTTCGGCAACCCCAACATTCCTACGGCGGGATTTGAAAGCTTTGTCAAAACCCTCTGCAAACTGATGGGCGCAGGCTTGGGCATCCCGTACGATGTGCTGATCAAGGAGTTCGACGCAAGCTACAGTGCTGCAAGAGGCGCACTGCTGGAAGCCTGGGAAGAGTTCAAGAAGCGCCGTGTGTGGCTGGTCAATCAGTTCTGTCAGCCTGCTTTTGAGACTTGGCTAACAGAAGCGGTTGCCCGGGGGCGCATTAAGGCACCGGGCTTCTTCGATGATCCTTTAATTCGGTCTGCGTGGTGCAACGCCGTTTGGATTGGACCGGTGCAAGGGCAGCTTGATCCCAAGAAGGAAGCAGAAGCGGCACTCACCCTTGCTTCTAAGGGCGTCAAGACGCACGAAATGGTTACGAGAGAACTCGGCGGCGGCGACTGGGAAACCAATGTTGAGCAGCTGCACCACGAAGAGGAATTGCTTGATGGTCTGCCCGGAAGCAATACTCCTGCCCCTGCTGTGCCGGTGGATCCGGACGGCGATCCTGCTGGCGGCTCCGAGTAAAGGAGGCCGCTATGAGAAATTATGACCACCTACGGCAGCTACCGCCCCGTGAATTAGCGGAGGCGATTGTCAATATTTCGGAGGATTGTTGCATTGCCTGCCCCCGGGAAAGGGAGCGCCGTTGCAATGAGGACTGTAAAAGCGGAATATTTGAATGGCTGCTTTCAAGATTCATTCCAGACAGCATTATCTGGAAAAAGAGGAGGAAATGACAATGAAAACACTTGGTTCCCCGGCTGTGAGCATTAAGCGAACAGCTTATGCTATGGCCACAACTGACGGCACTTCCGCAGAGATCATCATGTATGGTGATATCTACGAAGATCAGCCTATGGACTACTGGACAGGAAAGCCCGTGGAAGGACAGTTCATTTTGCTGTCTGAGTTCCTTGCAGATCTTGAGAAGATCGCAAAATGCAAGGACATCACCATCCGCATGAACTCCTATGGTGGTGACGCCGGTGTTTCCAACACCATCCACAATCGGCTGCGTGAGTTAGCCCGGAACGGTGTCAAGCTGACCTGTATCGTGGACGGCGTTGCAATGTCCGGTGGCTCACTCATTATGTGCGCCTGTGATACCGTTCAGGTGAACCCCTCCAGTTTGATTATGATACATAAGTGCTGGAGCTTCATTTGGGGCGGCTATAACGCCGACGAGTTACGGCAGATCGCAGAACAGAATGACGCCTGGGATAAGATGCAGGTATCTATCTACAAGCGCAAAACTGGTCTGTCCGACACCGTGATTACTCACATGATGGCCGACACTACCTACATGACCGGCAGAGAAGCCGTCGAAAAAGGATTTGCAGACGAGGTGTTGGAAGACGCCGAGCCGGTGCAGATCGCCGCAAGCGCTGACGGCAGAAGCTTGTTTGTTCGTGGCCGTCAGATGCACATGGTTCCGGGAACATTTGTCCCGGACAATATTCCCACGGTTACAACCGAGGATCCTTCCCCGGATGTGGCAAATACAAATACGCCGGTGGTCACCGGCAGTGAAGAAGGAGGAAACTCTATGACCGAACAGGAACTCCGGGCGCAGTACCCGGACATCGTGGCACAGGTAGAGGCGAATGCAAGAGCTGCCGGTAATGCCGAGGCTGTAAATGCTGCCGTACAGGCAGAGCAGCAGCGGATCCGGGAGATCGACGATGTTGCCTGCCTGTACTCCGAGGAAATGGTGCGTGAAGCCAAGTATGGCGAAAAGGCATGCACCGCACAGGAGCTGACCTACCGGGCAGCAAAAGAAGCCGCCAAGAAGGGCGGCCAGGTCCTCGCCGATATGGAAGAGGACACCAATGCTTCCGGCGCTGGTGGTGTCGGCGCAACTCCTCCCCCCGCTGAGGGCGGAGAAGAAGGCGTTACGATCGCACAGGCCCGTGAAGCAGCACAAGCTTTCAACAAGCAGAAGCAGGAGGTTAGATAATCATGAGCAAGAATCTGGTTAACAAGGTCGGCGACTGCACTCAGGATAACCTGATTGCACGCATTCACCCCCAGGCACTGACCACCGGTGTTACCATCGTGGCAGGTGCTGGCGAACTGGCCCGGGGCACTGTTCTGTCCAGAAAGGACGACGGTACCTGCGAGGTCATGAAGGCAGGCGGCAATGCTGCCTACATTTTGGCTGATGCCGTTGACGCCTCCGGCGCTGAGCCGGTAGCTGCGGTTGCATACCGCTGCGGCAATTTCAATCCCAATGCAGTGATCGTTGCTGACGGCTACGCCCTGAGCGCTGCCGACAAGGACGCTCTGCGCAAGTACGACATCGTGTTTACCGACATGATGGAAGAGTAAGGAGGACACGAGAATGAATATCTACGATACTCTGTATATGCTGGCGGCTGTGAACGAACTCACTCCCGAGCCGACTTTCTTCAAGCGCCGCTATTTCCCCACCGACATGAGCATGGATGTGTTCGGCACCTCCAAGGTGCTGGTGGACTACAAGGACAACAGCCGTAAGGCTGCTCCCTTTGTGCTGCCTCGCATCGGTGCGCTGCCCGTTGGCCGTGCCGGCTTCAGCACCTACGAGCTGGAACCCGGTAACATTTCCATCTCCAAGCCCCTCACCATCGATCAGCTGACCCGTCGTGGTTTTGGCGAGAGCATTTTGAGCACCGCCACCCCCGCCGAGCGTGCTAACCGTCTGCTGATGGGCGATCTGAGCGATCTGTCTGCCCGGATCTCCCGCACCGAGGAACGCCTGGCTTGCGACACTATGCTGGATAACGGCTGCGTGATGCGTCACCAGACCGACGATCCCGAGGTGTACGAGGATATCCCCGTGCAGTTCTATGATGGTGAGGACAACCCTGCGCTGTTCACCCCTCAGACTCCTTGGGAGCATAGTGCTAACGAGCACACCCCCGGCAACTGGTATTATGACATCATTGCCATGATCAAGATGCTGGTCACTCGTGGCAGACCCGCAACCGATTTGGTTGTCGCAAACGATGTGGGTATGTTCCTGCAGGAAGATCCCTGGGTGCAGTACATGATGGACAACCGTCGTGCAGACTACGGCGCCATTAACCCCGAGGCTTTGACCGAGTACGTCACCTCCTTGGGCCGCTTCAACTTTGGCGGTCGTCGTCTGGAGATCTTCGTCAATGACGGTACTTTCCAGGATCACAAGGGCGTGGAGACTCCCTTCCTGGCTGAAGGCTCCGCTATCGTTACCGCCCCCAACTGTGGCAAGGGCCTGTACGGCGCTGTCACTCAGAAGGAAATGGACAATCAGTGGCACACCCACGCAGGTACCCGTGTTCCCAACCATCTGTCCACCATCGTTCCTCCTGCTGA